TCCATACTCTTCAGTACGAGACTTCATTGAAGCAACAATCTCATCTAGGTTAGAAGCAGCACCCTTCCAGTTCTCTGGAATTAGATCTTCCTTACCAAGACCAATAGCACGCTTCATAATGTGGCGCTTTACCTTGCCACGATTTCCTGGCTTTGCACGGCCATAAGCACGAATAGCATTCTTTAGGTCAGATGCATTTCTGATCGGGAATGAACCGTCGTTTAGAGCCTTACCTTCTTTAGCTAGGCGTTCACGAACACGGCGGGAAATAACTGCAAGTTCTGTTTCTGGGTTCTCGTCAAAATTCTGAATCATGTAGTCAATATCTTGATCTACATCTTCCTTGACTTTCTTAATCTTTGCGGCAAGCTCTATTTTCTTAGCAGCAAGAACTTCCATACGATTTGTCTCGAAGCGAGCACGGACATCACTAGCAGAAGCAACTAGCGCCATCTTCTTATCTCCTTCGAGATCAGATAGGCGAGCATTGAGCTCTGCAAGTGGATCATGCTTTAGCATTGCAAGAGTGCTTGCACCTGCTGCAACCAAAGCCATTACCTGACCTGATGCAACACGAGCGCGAGCGATTGGGAATCCTGGAACGTTTACTTGACATACAGCAACTAGTTCTAGGGAATTCTTAATTGGGCGCCAGTCACCTGAAGGTGCTGATGCACGAAGTGCACGGATTTGTTCTGGGGTTGATCCTGGACGAACTGAACCAGCTACCCAAATACCATAAGCATCTTCTCCAGCATGAACATCTGCAATAGCAGATGCTGTATCGTCATAGTGACGAACTGCTTCGGAAGCTGATGCTTCTAGCCCAGCGTGTCCCCCCGCAAGAGTTAATTGACCAACAGGAACATCAGTTCCATTATCTGTGCGAACTACTCCAGTATGGAAGTAGGCATATTTGCTACGGCTACGAGGAGGTTTAGTTCCTGCTGTCATACCAATGTGGTCGACGTGCCATGCAGCAATGTGTCCGAATACTTGACCATCATCACCTACAGTAAGAGGTGTAGGTCCCTTAAGCTTTGGATCGTTAAACCACTCTGTTGGTGGATTTACTGGAATTGCTCCAGCAATCATTCCACAAGCAACTAGAGCCGAAGCTTCCAGAGCATTAACTCCCTCGACGTAAACTCCGTCAGGAATATTCACTTCATCCTCCTCAACGCTTGCATCATCTGCAAGCTGAATTATGCACTCTTGGAAAGCAGGTTTAGGCACGATAGTCACAGCCATGACTCGTGCTTTCGTGATAGTAATTTTACCCGCATCTACCTTAGTGTCAGATCCGTTTTCTTCTTCTTTGCGCTCATCGTCGGCTTCAAACTGATCTAGGTCAGCTGATACTCCTCTGATGAAACCTCCACGCACTAGGCGCTCTGCTTCCTTACCATATTCTCCAGTATCGAAGTGACCCTTGGCATTTCCAATACCATCATCAATTCTTTCCATACTAGTAATCTGACCAACTACGACAGAACCATCATGTCCTTCGCCTGTTTTAATCTGCCATAGAAGAGGTAGAGGAAGTTCTCTCATATCAAGAGCACCCTTTCTCATAATTCTTCCGTCGCCAGACTCCATACCTTCAGGGATAACTAGAGGTATTAGGAACTCTGCCCCTTGAGAATTTGGGGTCTCATTTGTTTCATAACCACCTGCTGTTAGGACTCTAGCCTTAGCATCGGCTGCCTTTGCTCTCATAACAAAAGTGCTCAGAAGTTCGTCATAAGAATGCATGGTATTGACTGAAAAGTCAGATTTGTTATCATTCTTACGATCTCCTGGCCAATAGCCATTCATCTCTTTATGGCGAAGAGCGCAGTAGCCCTTGGCACGAGGACCCATATATTTGGCAAGTTGCTTGTAGCAACGAGTCCAGTCTCCGAGAGTCTTCCAACGAATCTTTGCTGCACCTTTGCCATAGGTCCAATAGCGACGAAGCTTTTCTGCTTGCCCACGATTACGGTCTGCTCCACCTGCTGCTGTAACTGGCTGTTCTTTTTTACTTGGTTTTTTATTGTCAACCTGCTCTAAAACATCTGCCAAGTTTGTATCATCTAGAACAACAGTTGGAGGTGGTGTAGCACTGCGAAGATCAGATAGGATTTGAGGTTCTGGAATCCACTTGCCATCTTTACGAGTGTAAGTTGTTGGCTGAGTACTTGCATCAGTTGCTGGCACAAGTGCAACAAGATCCATCACTGCTTGAGGGTCATCAGGAGAGACAATTGCCATGTGCAAGATAGGAACATCAGAAGTCTCTGGTGTTAATTCTTTTGGAGCATCTACAGATGCCTTAATTGGTCTTCCTTTTGAGTCAAGCTTCGGGCTTTTAATTCCCTTAGGCTCTACAAATTTTTGTGTCTTTGTTGGATCAACAAATGGATTGTACTTACGACGAGACTCTGGACCTGACTCAAGCCAAGGCTTCAGTGCAGGAATGTTGTAGGCATTTACTTCTTGAGTCCAGTTGTCAAACTTTTCTGGATAATATTTATAGAGAGGATTATCTTTTGAAACTTCTTTTTGTGGTCCATCAGGTGTTCCAGCTTTTAGATTTGCACCACTTTGTGGTGTAGAAGGAGTTGGAGCAATATCTGGAGAAAGTCTTTGTTCTGACACCCACTGTGGATAGTTATTAAGCATTAACTGCATATTTGCTGAGTTAAGTGGAGGAAGTGTTCCCGGCATACGAATAGGTGAATCCATAGGAGTACGAGGTTCTCCAAGAATTCCGTTCGTATCTAGTTCTCCTTCTGCAACTCCCTGAGGAATTGGTGTGTAAGTATCTAAAGGCTCTGTGAGCTTTGCGTTGACATCAATAAGGTTTCCATTGTCTAGTTCGATCTTGACATTTCCAGTTGCATTATCAATAGAGCGAATATTTCCTTGATAGTTAGGACGACCACCGATTACTACTCGGCCACCCATCTTGGCAAACTTGCCTGTCTTATCACGAAGCTGTGCACCAGCATTTTTTGCACGCTCTTCTGGAGTGTAGTTTCCATCTTTATTAGATGGAGCCTCTCCTGCTGCAGTAAGTGAGTCATCCATATCCCACATAGATGCTGCATCATCGTACATAATAATTTCATCTAGCAGTTTCCAGTCAATTTCAGGCTGAGCATCAATCATCAGTTTTTGCTCTTCTGGTTGGAGCTTGTCAATGCGGTGAGCAATAAGAGGTTCGTTATCTAGAAGAGCAGCAACAAGCAAAGCTGTCTCTGTATCAACAGGCATGTGTGTTTTAACAACAACATCTTGAATATCATCAAGCATCTTGTCGTAGCTAGTGTGATCATTATCCGGGTTTCCCATATCGTCCCAGTTGCCGTCATCCCACACATACATCAAACCATTAGGTTCAATACGATAGAGGCGATCAATACCAGATCCATCCATACGGATGCGAACAAAAAATTCAATTACATTATCTTCAGGCATTGTCTTTGAAGTAATGAAAGAGTCGTAATCAACTGCCTTTGGCATCTCGTGCTCATATGACTCGTAGCCATAAGCAAGCATTGCATTTGACTTTGCTGCTTTGTTTTCACGTTCTACAATTGCTGATGCCCAACGCTCTGCGGCATCTCCACCCCACAAGGCCCAAGCAATACGGCCATTAGATGGATAAGACTTCTGTCCCGGCTTGTAACCAGTTCCCTTTTTATCTACTTGATGACGTGGAAAGTATTTTGCAATGTGACGAACTTTCTTAATACCAATTTGTCCACCGCGAGCAAGTGTGCGAGCAGTATTCATACCTACTGAAGTGCCGCCACGATCTTCTTCTTTGCGCCATGCAATTCCACGCTTTGCCTCTGCAATAACAGAGTCTGGAATTGTATACATGCGGTCATTATTTGAAAATACCTTGATATCAAGAGATGTCAAAGCAGCGGCTGCAAGCTCTACTGCTGTATCTGTAGGACGGGCTCCCTTAGAGTCCCACTCAAAAGAGGCTAGAAGAGGTTCTTTAATATCCAAAGCAGTAACAATATTCACGGAGTCGTCAACAACAACGCCCTTATCTTCTGAGACAAAGAGAGATCTAGTTCCGTTACGACCAATGAATTCCATTATGCTTTTCCTGACTCCTCGGTTACAGGTCCGCCAGCTACCCATGCGTCACATGTTCTAGAAGCTGCACATTTAAAGTCGAATGCTTCACAATACCCTAGATCGCCAGCCTCGATTGAGCCCCAAGCATCATTTCCAGCCTCGTTTCCAAGTCCAGAAGCAATACAGTCAAGCATTTTTGGTGTCTGAATGAATACAGCGCAGTTTCCGCAGCGTGATTTCTTAGCATCTTCAACTGGAACAGTCCAACGGTCTGCTTTTGCTTGCCAAAACTTATTGTTTGGAAGTGCTGGATTCATTGGTCCATATCCAGCAGTTTTAATAGCATTTTCTCTATTTGTTAGGTTTACTGCGATATCTGAAGTAGCAGGAGGACATCCTTCAGATGTCTCAACGGCGGCAGTCATAGACTTACCACTCTCCTCAAATGCATAAAAAACTTCGTAGTCTTTTACTTTGTCGTACTTAAGATAGGTATTTGCCTTCTGAGCTATATCAAACATATCTGTAACTACTTTGTAGTCAGAAGGAAGAATGTCCATAATTGAAAGATTCTCGAGGCTTGTGTCTTCTGGAGATAGCGCAAGCCATTGTCCATCTACTCTTGTAAAAGTGCCAAACTTCTCTGTAGAAAATACAGCCTGATAAACAACATTCTCACCGTTTGCATAGATTAAAGACATGCCTTCAAGTGGGTAGGACTTAGCGCTAGATAGTCTCATAGCTTTTCCTCATCCTCAGGCTCATAGGAGTCAGCATTGGGATCAACCTCTGCCAACTCGATAATCTTGCGGTAAGCAGCAACAACAGCCTCGTTGTACTGCTCTTTATCTGACTTAGCCATTATTATACCGTCTTCTCTTGGTCTTCTTCTTCTTCTGGATAGTCTTCTTCAGAAGGCTCTGGGGCGTAGTCAGGACCTAAAGGGTCCACAATTTCATACTTAAAATCATCCGACATTTAGATTTGCCTTTCTGTAAGATTCTTTAAGACTTTCTGCGGCTTCACGACCAAGTACTTTACTAGTGATAAAGATATAGTTCATTCTATATTCTATACCATGAGCATCAAATCCTTCTCCCATGCTAATTGCTGTAGCAAAATGAGCGATTTCGTGAAGAATATTTGGTTCACTTTTTGATAGAAGGCTGTTAATTTTCAATGATGACTCATATACACCGTTTCTAAAGCCATAACTATATTTACCACCTTGTTTTTTACTAGTAAACACGGTTACTGGAGGTCTTCCCATCTGTCCTCCATCACCGAAGGCTTCTACAAACCAATCAGCAGTGATTATATCTTTTACATAGTTTTGAACACCTTTTTTAGACCCGTCTAGATTTTTTTCTCCTATTGGAGATTGAATATTTCTTGATATTTCACGGTACATATCATCGTACTCTTTAGAATATTTTTTATGAGCTGCTATGTAAGAGGCACTATCTGGAAAATCTGCACGTTTAGGGGCAACAGGTGGTTTCACCTTTCTCTGCAATTGAGGCTGATATACCTCTTCTGCACCATATACTTTTCTAACATCTGAATCGCTACGGGGTGAGTTATTGTTAAATACTTCTTTAGGGCTGAGATCGTGTCCACCTTTTATACCAGCAGGTTTTATATCATCCCCCTGAGCAATCTCTTCTCCAGTTTTACCTTGCTCTCCAACATTAGGTTCTGGAGTTGTTTCTGGTGTTGTAGGTTCTTCTCCTACAATTTCTTCTCCAGACGTGCCTTCACTACCTACACCTTCGCCAACAGGCTCAACTGGGTTTCCTTCTTCATCGACCTTAGCTGGTTCTTCTTGCTTTCCTAGCATGTGGTCTACAGCTTTTTGTGCTTGCTTGGCTGCTTTGATAATCATTTGTGGATCGTTCTTTAAAGCACCAAGCCATGACTTTGCATATGATGCAACGTTACCGAAGTCAATCTCAACACCTAAGCGTGCTGCAACAAGTGCAACAGAGATTTCTGCAATAAGTTCTTCTTCACCACGGCTAGCCTTGTGGGTTCCGTAGTTATCTAGTAAAGCTGTTCTATTAACTCTCTTGCTATGCCCCGTGCTGTGTGCAAGTTCGTGAACTAAAGTTTCAAAAATGTCTTGCTCTGCACCGAACTGCTCACGAAGTGGTAAGTGGATTGTGTCAGTTGTTGGAGTGTAATAAGCGCTGTCTTGAGACTTGTAGAAAATCTCTGGACGATCCTTGTATGTGTCAAGAAGAGTCTGCTCTGCTTGGCTAACTGGAACTGGCTCGCCCTTAACAAGTGGAGGAAGATCAATACCTTCTGCTTGTTCTACGTTAAAGACGTTAATAATTTTTGGTGGTGTGTAGACGAATACCTTTTCGGTAGTTCCATCTGGCTGGTTAACATCCTTAAACTTTGGAGTCCAGTGAATGATTGAAGTTGCCTTCTCGCCGCGCTTAATATTTCCGCCAAGCTTTTCTGCTTGCTTGTATGTAAGCCATCGATTGTCTGTCCAACCATTACGCTCTTGAGCTGCCCAGAGGACGAGGATGTTTGTTCCTTCATACATCTTGCCAGTTGCAACGCTAGTTGGAATGAATCCTCCACCAGTCCAAGGCTTACGCCAAGGAGCAGTTCCATTTTCAAGGGCTGCAATAATTGCATCTGCAATCTTCTGTGTGGCTGCGTCAGCCTTCTTTGCAGTTTCCTGTACTTCATTATCAAACTCTTCTGGTGTTACAGGGACTGGATCTGTTTCAATATTATTCATTGCTGCTAGAGAGAACGAAGCTTGCTCGTCTTCTTCAGATGTGTAATCATTAACCCAAGTAAGAGGTCCTAAATAGACTTCCTTCTGTGCACGAGTAACTGCAACGTATGCAAGACGAAGTTCTTCTGGTGCTGGCATATCAATCTCGCCAGTCTCCTTATTAAATTTTGGACCCCAGAAGTCATCAAAGATACGAACCTTATTCCACTGCAAACCTTTTGACTGATGTGCTGTCGTAATAACTATATCTGCCTTGACTGGTTCGATAACTCCCTCAAGAATTTTCTTTAGTTGGTTGAGCTTATCAACTTTCTTAAGGTCATCTTCGATTGTTATACGACGATCTTTTGCCCAGTTGCCATCTGCATCTTTTCTCGCTTTAAATCCAGCTTCTTTGAGCTTTTCGTTATTAAATTTAAAGAATCCAGTAAGAACGACATCATCACCTTCGATAGTGTATGTAACATCTTTATCTAGCTTTCCAGTAGAACCATCCTCTACTTTATCTAGAGTAAGAGGCTTATAGTTCTTAAGAGCAATCTTGCTCTCTGCAGTTTCTTCACGCTCTACAACAACACGGTCTAGAATCTCACGAATGCTCTGCATTCCATTCTGAGTAACCAAATCATAGAATGCCTTTACTGGACGAGCTTTACCTTCTCGTACTGCAGTAGAAAGCTCTTCCCAAGAGTCGTACATTCCAATTTCTGCATTGTATTTCGCTGGCTTCGAGCCTTTCTTTCCACCCATAAGCCAACTTGTTGTATCGATAACTTCTTCAAGCCTTGTCTTAGTCGATTGACTAATTCCGACAATCTTTCCTTGCTCGAGATACTCGAGCATTGCCTTAAATCCGCCACCATTTGTGCGAACAAGAACCGCATCTGGATCTGGCATATCGTCAAGACTTTCTACAACCCTCCCTTGGTCTTTTCCAGCTCCAACAACTCTTTCTGGCTTTCCAGCAACAGCGAGGAATCGGTTAGCAGGTGCTGCAATATTTGGACCAAAGCGGAATGACTCTGTGATTTGAAGTTTTTCTGCTCCTTCAAGAGTATCTAACTGATCTTTTGCACCACGGAAGCCGTAAATAGATTGGTTTCCATCTCCAACAAATACCTTTTGAACAGTTTGCTTACGGACCCAGTCGCCAGCAACATCATTAATATCCTGTGCTTCATCGAAGAAGATAATGTCTGCTGCAGGGATCATTGTTGCTGGATTTGAACCAGCTTCACTTGGAGACATTGTTACATCAATACCATTTAGCTGAACATATTTTTCTGGGAATGATTGATTCATTGCCAGCTTACCCTTAGGGCTTGAGATATCAGACCACCAGCGCTCTGCGTAATCAATAAATACTTCAGGAATATCTACAAAGTTATCTGTGAAGTGTTGAGGCATAATTTTTTCATCTGCACTTTGTGCAAACGCTGTTACTGCCTGACGAACAACTGCAACTACTTCTCTACTTGATAAAGTTGCTTCTACCTTTGTTCCATCTTTTTTAATTTCTGTAACCTTGACTGGTCCAATTTCAAGGTGATCTGCAACATCTGTAGGTAGTGATAAAAGTGTTTTATCAAAGCTACGCTTTTGCATCCATTTTGGTGAGTGATGCCAAGCAACCTGTGTATTGGTTCTTGCAATCATATTTGAAGGTTTGTCAGGGTCAGCGTTGAGTTCTGCAGCTACAGCCTTGTTAAATGCAATGTAAAGAATAGTTTTGTCTGGATCTTTTTCTGCAACAGCCTTAGCAGCCATCTTCAATGTGCTGGTCTTACCTGTTCCAGCAAGAGCCTGAACAATTACATCCTTACCAGCAACTACAGCATCAATAACTGCTTGCTGTTGTTTGGTTGGCTTGATGCCCTTAGGTTCTGCATCTTCGCTATCTGGAACAAAATCTGGATTTGGAGTTTCATCAGGGCTTCCAATTGGATCTTCAAGGAATTCTCGATTAAGTGAGATCATTCCCATCTTTTGAAGATCAGGATTCTCTCCTAAAGGAAGAGTAATTTCATCTTTCTTTTCAATAGCTGTATATAGGTCTGGAGATCTAACACTGAAATTCCAGTTTGGAGCAGCTGGGTTGTCAAAGTAAAGAATTTTTCCATCTGACTTAATAATTGCTTCGGTATTATTAGGACCGATCATAACAATAATGTCGTCCGCTTCCATATCTTCGCGGCGCTCAAGATCTTTTTTACTTGGTTTTACAAATGTAAATTTTCTTTCTAGTGGTGCACCAGTAGAGAGATTTGGCATAAATCCTGTAACAGATCTTTGATGACCTTTATCGTACTGAGATATATCTTGAACTGCTGCTGTAAGTGCTTCTAATGCTTCTGGACTTACTTGACGATAGTTAAGGTCCAATGCATATTTCATTCTCTTTTCTTCGTTTTGTTTCCAAACTCTGCTTCGCTCTTCAGCATCCATAACTACAGGCTCTTCTGGAATTTCAACCGCAGGAGTATTGTCTGTAACATCTCCAGTAAGAAGTGAAGTCAGCTCTTCTGTAGATTTTGGAGTCTCGTTAGGATTTACTGGTTCTCCAGTTGCAGGAGGAGTTGGATCTGTAAAGAACCCACCGCCATCATCTGGGTTGATAATTTGTAGTGAACCTGCTGAAATGTTTTCACGCTTTTCAGCATCATCAAACTTTACCTTGACATAATTCTTGTATCCGCGAGGACCATATGTTGTGAGGATTGCTCTAACTTCACCCATGCGGCCATGCTTAGTTCCACGAACTTTGTCGCCAACCTTAAGGGCAACACCATCTGCTGAAAGATGATTAATAGATGCATCTGGGCGAACTGCAAGAACTGCAGACTTAACAGTGTCATCTACTGGAAGACCCTTAACTGCTTCTTCAATTGTTGCATCTGACTTAGCACCAGAGGTAATTGTTTCAATTGCATCAGAGACAACGCTTTGTGTCTCTTCGGGGGTAATAGACTTTTTACCCTTAGGTGTAGGTGTCTTTGGCTTTGTCTTAGGTTCTGGAGCAACTACAACTGGCTTAGATACTAGATCCTTAACTTCTGCAGGTGTCTTACCAGCAAGTTCATTACGACGACGGAGTGTTCCCTTAAGAACCTTGCCGTTAGACCAACCAATTCCTGGAGACTTCTTCTCTGTAACTCTTGTGCTATATAGCTCACCAGTTGAAACAATCTTACGAACAACAATAGTTCCGTTTGGATCTTCTGGGTCTTGCTGAAGATCTACAACTTCGTGGTATCCGCCACCTTCAGCTGGGACAAAGTCTCCAACCTTGATATCACCAACAGTTGCCCCACCTTCATCAACAACGAATGTGTTCTCGTCATCTTCAACCCAAGTGTTATTGATCTTTCCACCAAAGATTGATTCGTATGCATACTCTTCAGCTGAGTCTGTGCTTCCTTCAGAACCAAAGCCAGATGTTGTCTTAGTCTTACCAAGCATCTCGTCAACTGATACTTGCTCGCCAGACATACCACGCTTGACTGCTTCAGCCATAGCTAACTCTGCTTCTTGCTTCTTAAATGCTTCTAGCTTCTCGTTGTATGAAGAACGCTTAGCTTCAAACTCTGCAAGACGAGTTGCAGGATCAAACTCTCTATTGTCAGGCTTCATATCGCCAAGCAATCCTTCTAGAATTGCTGGAAGAACCTCTGAATCAGTTCTAGCATCATGCCACTCTTCATCTGTCTTCTCGATACCATAACGTTTAGCAACTTGACCAAGCTTGTTACCCTTAGGAGTCATGCTCTTTGCTAATTCAAGAGTATCAATAACTCCATCCATGTTGTAATCAATACCAAACTTCTTAGCCCACTTCTCAAATGTATTTGTATCAAACTCAGCGTTATGTGCAACAAAGATTGCATCTTGTCCAGCAAACTCTGCAAATGCACGAAGCTGATCTTCAATAGATGGCTGAGTTGCTAGGAATGCATCGTCAACTGTTTGACCATCTGAGCTAAGTAACTTCTCTGGGTCAAGAACTCTATTTCCATCTTCGTCTGTCTTGTAGTAATAGTCTCCAAGAGGCTCTGCTGGATTTATGAATAGGTTGATCTCTCCAACCTTCTCTCCACCTTCCCAGACAGATGCTGCAACCTGAATAGGTGCATCAGGATTATCGTTATCAAACTTTCCAGTTCCTACTGTTTCAAAATCAAAGTAGACAACTCTCTTGCCCTTAAGAGCATCAGAGATCGCTTTTCCATCTTTAAGGTTTGCAAGTTCTGCAGCCTTACCAAAGAATGCTGGACGGTTTCCACGACTAAAGCTATTAGGCTTTTCTACAAGTACTGCAGGGATTTCTGATGCTGTTAGATCAGGAGTGTATGCCTTGCCAGCTTCTTTTCTTGCTGTTGAAATTTCTGCGTTCTTATCTTTGTAAGCCTGACCCTTAAGAGTTCCTGGCTCAATACTATCAATTGCTGGCTTATCACCCTTAGCAGGAATCTTCTCTGCCTTTTCTCCACGAAGAACTTCAACAGATGTACCAGTCTTCCAAGACTTAACCTGTGACTCATGTCCTGGATAATATCCACGGATTTGAACCTTCTCTTCTGCTGGCTTTCCATCTGCACGAGGGACCATAACTGTGCCTAGTAGAACTTCTTCAATAACAAAGAACTCGCTGAGCTCACCGTTTTCGTCACGACGGAATGCGATGTCGTTCGGCTTGAGATCTTTACCAAGTCCGTTAACAACGTGAAGAGTGTTATCTGATGTAAATTCTTTTACAGGAGCTTCAAGATCAGGAGCGTTCCAAAAAGCCTTCTGTGTAGATAGTTGCTCTTGATACTTTTCTACGTCTTGCTCGAACTGCTTCTGTGCAGCAGGGTCTCTAAGCTCCCACTCACCATTAACCTTTGTAAGCTTTCCGTAGTCACCCATTTTTGGTTGATTAAGTTCTGGCAAGTCGCCCTTTGCAGGAGGGGTTACATCACGATATACATCGAATAGAACATCGTCTGCCCAAAGCTTGCTTGATTGCTCTGCTCCGCCAGGATAGTAACCAGTGACACGAGAAGCTGGAACCATTTCTCCATCACGCTTCTTCTCAAATCCTTGCTCTACATTTGTAACTGTAAAGAAATCCTTAGTCATAACATCGCCTGGCTTAAGATCTGTTGTTCTAGATGCAGCAATGCGAGGTGTTACTGATACTGCAGGTTCTTCTACTTTAGTTGCAGGAGTCTCTGGAGTTGTAGGGGTAGAATCTTCTGAAGAGTCTAATTCTTTATCTCCGTCATATAAATCAAAAATACCTTCAACACTGTCTGTTTCTACACTTACATTAGGAGATTCTTTTCTTCTAAGCTGCCATGTACCTGGTCCTTTAACAATAGAAGATCCATCTACATTTTCTGCTTCTGTATCTGACTTCCTTGTCCAACCTTCTGGAAGGTCTTCTGGAAGAATTTGATCAGCAAAAGGAACATCGGGTTTTTCAGGAGCTGCTTCTGGAGTAGCAGGGGTTGACTCTTCAGGAGTTTCCTCTGCACGAGCCTTCTCATCTTCTTCAATGAGTTTATCTTCACGCTCTCTGCGTTTCCTATCGCGGATCTCTTTAACTCTTTGCTTTCTTTCTGCTTCCGCAACTTCATCTGGAGTTAACGGGGTTGGTTTGCCTCTATTTGCCTCTTCTTCAAGGCGAGCATCCATCTCGTCATAAAGCATGTTGAGCATGTCAACTAGCTGCTCGTTTGTGAGACCTTCTAAACTCTTTTTAAAATCCTTCATTGACTTTTGAATGTAAGGAGATTCGTTCTTAAGAGCACCAGCACCCCACTTAAACCACATCAGTCTATTGATCATATCTTTGCGTGATCCAAAATCTGTTACTGGAGGTTCTGGATTTTGAACAGCATCGATTAGCTCGTCAATTGTTGGTGGGTTTTCAGGGTCAGCCATAGTGTCAACAATGGCTCCCTTAGCTGTTGCATCTGCCGTATCTTCTACACCTTCTTCAACTAAAGACTCTGATCCTCTGCTCATACCTTCGGCATTATTGAGAAGGAAGTCATTGTCCTCTAGTTCTTTTTCTAGCTCGGCTAAACGATCTTCTTTTTCTTTCCCTGATAGTTGATTGGCTTCTGTAAATTTATCACCAATTTTACGACGTTCTTCTAGAAGCCTTTCGATTATTCTGTTTCTTAGAATATCGTTTGGATTAAGGGTGGCTTCTTCCTCTTCCTTTTCTTTTTCTTGCTGCTTTTTAAATTCAGCTTCTATTTTTACTTCATCATCTGCCAACTCTTTTAGACGTGCTTCGAATTGCTCTAGCTCTCCTTCTTCATCTCCCATAATTTTTAGAAGAACAACTTTTCTATTAACAGCAACAAGACCGTTTGAGCCGTACGCACCAGGAGACAGATCCTTATTTATCTGTGCACGAAGTTCATCAGTAACTTCGTTAAGTTTTGGCATATCTTCTTTACGAATGTCTCCAATATTATTATTAAGCCACTCAGCTACTTCTCTTAGCTCTGGGCTATCGTAGTAGTTATTAATCTCGTCTTCAAAACCCTTGTTGAACCAGCCGTCGGCACCGATTCCAAAGATTGGATACCATTCTCCGACAGGAACATTCTTTTTTCCACCCTTACCAGAGCTAATGTAAAACGGTATGCGTACTCCATTAACATTGATTAAGACCATAGGGCGACCACGAAGATTAAAGACTGGTGTTTCAATCTCTTCCCCGTTTGGTCCAGTGATCTTGACCATCTGAATACCATCACGCTTTAGTAATTTATCGTTTAGAGTAGGAGATGGCTCGGAAAGTGTTGGTTGTTCTTCTGTTTCTTTGCCAGATTTTTTATTATAAAAATCAATTGCATCTTTGAAAGAATTGAATTTTCCTCTTTCTTTTCCGTCTTCATCGGATCCAAAATCAACAAACCAGTATGGAGCTTTTTCTCCATCCTTAGGATAGACTCCATGAATTCTGTCGCCATTTTCTTTAATAAGGTTTCTGATGTAGTAGACCTCGTTGTATGAATCATTTTCTTCAAATGTCCATCCATCAGGAATACCATCGGGGAATAAGAACTTCTTAAACTCGTCGTCTTCTCTTTCTCGAAGAGATTTTTCTTTTGGTTTTACAGATGGAGTTGCAGGAGTTGCAGGAGTCTCAATTACTTCGTCTTTTGAATCAAGATCAATTGGTGGCTGTCCCTCTCTTGGAAGAAGGTCGATACCAAACTTATCTCTTAAATCACGAAGGAACTTCTTAGCACTTGCCTCATCCATGCCAGACTTTGTTTCAGCCTTAGCATCTGGGTTCCAATCAAAGCCATTGTCATCTAAGAAGTCTTTAACTTCTTGCATTCTAAATGGAGCCTTCTTACCAGATCGAAGATCTAGACGATCTCCTGTTAGTTTGTAAGAAACTTGAGGAGCAATTGCGTCTTCCTCTGCTTTTTTGTTGTCTTTCTCAATTTGTTTATCTAGCTTTGCAATTTCTTTTGCAAGAGTTGCACGGACAGAATCGATTGCTTTGTTTTCAATAACATCTGTCTCATCTAGATCTTCTTTAGCAAGACCAAGTTGATCATCGGCTGCTTTAAGGATATTTCTAAGATTCTCGTTTGAGCGCTCACCAGTTTGCCAGTCTTTAAAGCCACCACGAATTGACATTGTTGGATCTTGTAGAAGATCGAGTGCGTACTGAACACGACCTGAAGGTCCTGGCTCAAAACCATACTCTCCCATATCAATTGCAGATACTTCATCTCCAGACTCAAAACCTTCCATCTCTTTATCTTGATAATCAGATAGGAGAGGGCTGTTAAATGTAGGATCGTTAAAGAAAGCTGCAAGCCTTGTAAAGTCTTTATTTTTAGTAAGCATTTCATGGAAACGCTCGTCTTTACTTACACTAGTAAGCCATTCGTCAGCTGTCCATCCTTCTTTAATAGGATCTTTACCTGACTTGGAACCCTTTCCGTCAGCTGGAGCTTCTGGTGTAGGAGTTTCTGCTACAGGCTCTTCTTCTTCTGTTGCTGGCTGTTCTGGAAGATCAGCTGGATCAATAATGTCTTGAGTTTCTTTATAGGAATTAATAACATCTTCGGCAATTTGACGAGCTTCTGCTTTATTCTTTGCAGGGTAGTTTTCTTCGGCATCTATTCCACGATCAGGAGAAAGTCTAACTGCATCTGCTGACCAATTTCCATCTTCGTCTTTTCCATATGAAACAATAGTGTTGTTATCTATGTCGTATTCCATACGACCTGTTTCTTTATTCTTTTTAAACTTTATTGGATCCTTTTCTTCTACAGGATCATATGCACCATTTAATACTGCTCCGTTGACCTCGTCCATACTGTAGTCACGCAACTTAATTGCATCACGAAGGACCTCACTTGGGATCTGAGTAGTTTGTACTTCATTATTCTCGTCTTCAACACCAAAAGGTGCAGATCCGTTTTCGTCAAAAAGATTTTTAACAGCGCCGTTATAAGATTCGATTAAATCGTCATCTGATAGCTCTGAGTTAGCTAGCTCGAGAGCTTGCTTACGCTCTTCTTCACTAAGAATTCTATCTTGAGGAGGTGTAGAGCCTTCTGGCCACTCGACAGGTCCATCCTTTGGAAGATACGGGGTGTAGTCACCGTTCTTTTGGAAATCTGCTTTTTCTTCTTCTGTAAGTCCATCAAGAAGTGCTGGAAGTTTAGATGGTTCTGCATCTTCAGTAATTTCTGGGATCTCTGCAACAGGAGTTTCCTCTTCTGCAGGTGCTTCTGGCTCTGGAGCCTTTGTTACTTCATCAAATACTTCGCCAAGCTTCTTTGGCTCGCCAATTTTTCCTTCTTTATCTGCTTCACGTTGTGCAGCAAGTGCATCTTCGTTCTCATTTGTTTCAAGACGCTTATCGTATGCTTGAGCGAGTGCAAGTTCTGCATCTCCACCCTTTTCATCGATTGCTTTAAGGATTGCTTCGGCTGGAACTTCTTGTTCTCCACCAGTTGGCTCACCATCTGGACCGACACCATCAGGGAATGTTAAACGACCAAGACCAGTGTCGAGTGCGTCATCAAGACCTTCAACAAGTTCATCACCTTGGAACATATTTGCAAGAGATGCAGGATCGTCATACTCAGAGACTGATCGATATGGCGCAGTTGGATTTTTAATCTCGTATGTATCTTCTGGAACCTTGTACTCAAACTCTGGTGATGCTTTTGCAGGAGCTTCTGGTTCTGAAAGACGTGCAATCTCTTCTTTCTTAAATTTATCTTGCTGATCTACAAGTGGAGTCTCATCCTCTAGAGTGTTGTCATCCTGCGTGATTCGTGCAAGAGGTGTGCGACCTTCTTCTTCATCAAGGAATCTTTGATCTGATTGAATTCTTTGCTGTGCATCGTTCCAGTTCTGTGTATATGCAAAAGGAGTTCCGCCACGACGTGAAACTGCGTATATTGGTTTTTCTGGATCCCAGAACTGTTTACCTGAATCTGAATCTGTCTCGCCTTGCTTATCAATTGCAGCATCATCTAAATCTTGAGCTGATCTACGCTTATTTGTTTCAGTTAAAGATGCAAGAGCACGCTTGTTATCATCAAACTTAACTACATCATATGCTTGATCTGTATATTTAGTTGTCCCCTGTGCACTTCCCTTTTCATCTTTATCAAATGAGCTAGGGCTTTCCATAAATGTAAGATCTGCTTCATCAATAATCGGATCATCCATATCGTCTGCTGTTGAACCAGACTTAGTGAACCCATCTTTCTTTGCTTCATCACTTGCAAGGAAGTCATTACCTCTTGCTTGACGAATTGGCATTGCAACAATACGACCATCACCAAGTTCAACGTCTGCAAGTTGTGGACTGTAGATGTTCTGACCTACTGCACGACCTGTAAGGCTTGCTGTGCTTCCATCACGACGCTTTACTTTAATACCAAGGCCACCAAACATCTCAACCCAACGGCCAAGACGATCACGGAGCTGGAGAGCAACACGAGCACGCTTTGCAGCAGCAGAGTTTCCTCCACCATATGCTGCAGTAAGTGCATCTAGAGGAACGTGACCTTGCGGAAGGTTCTCAAGACGTGTAATTGCATAAAGTTTTTCTGGAGAGTTAGCTGGAGCAAGCATTGCAGATGCAATAAGTGCTTTAGCATCTTCATTTGTAATGCGTGGATCATCTATAACCCACTGGACGTGTGTGCGAATCATCGCTGAAGCCGTCATTGAGTGTGCACGAGTTGAACGAGGGTGTGTAAGAGGAAGAAGATCGGTATTAAATGCTGTTAAGCCAACTACCTTGTTGTGTTTTGCTAGTGCGATGTAGTTTGAGAGCTCTGTGAGCGCTTGATGCTTTCGAACCGAAAATGGCAAGCCTTCAGAAGAATGTAAAGACCTAGAGATAACACGAAAAGCTGAGCGACGATTAACTCTGCGAGTATTGGTTGTGAATTCATTAGCTGCCTCAATCATTTGTAGGGCTTCACTGCGAATAATGCGTGCTTGCTGACGAGTACTAAAGGTAGTCTCGCTTTGAGATAGAACGTAAAGCTGTCTCTTATCTTTCTTAGACATTGTCTTCTCCTTTTTTAGGCAGAAGATCTGAGTCCATGCTTTCATAACCTAGTGAAGCAAAGTTAGATGCTCTTTTAAAAGGATTTTCGTTGTTACGAACTCCACGAAGCCAAGATGCACGAACTGCATGCTCTGCTTCGTAACCAAACCCAGAGAACTCGGCTAAAGAAAGAATAGCGTGCTCTGGAGAGTCGTAGTCTTCTTCATTTCTAAGTTCTACAGTAAGCTCTTGTTCGAAACGATAGTTCTCTGCAAGCTCTTGAAGCTCTTCTACTGTTTGAACTTCTCTTCCGAGTTTTTCGCCTTCGAGAACTCCGACATCAACGATCCCATCTGGGATAACCGCGAAACGACACTTCCCCTCGTCCTCGACTTCTTGTTCGATGATTCTGCACGAGCCGTTACCCATGTATAGAACACATGAAGAGCACTTGACTCCGATTCCTTTGTATTCATTTTCTGCGGCTGGGGTATATCCTGCCCAAATTCCTGTTGCATCTTCATTAAACTTTCCGTACTTATCGGCAATTTCGATAAGTGCTTCTGCTAGGTCTGCTTCTTCTGGAACTAATCCAGCTGAAGCAGTGATTGAATTGCTTTTCTTAGTTGAACGAGGATGCTTTGCTGGAAGTAAGTCATTGTCTGACTTGTACGCTGAGTTTGCTGGCTTCCCAGACTTCAACATCTTAAGAAAAGCATTAACACGAGCCATAGCCCAACCATTGCGATTCATACCTGGGCGATGTGATACCGAGTATGCACCAGCACCACGGCGATAGACTGCTTTAAGCATTCCTAGAGTTGCACGACGGCCTTCTCTTGCTTTTTCGTTGTGATCTGCTACTTTATTTTTAAGAGATGTTTCAACTGCCTTAGAAAAAACTACTTTGCGGGATCCTGATGCAGATCCTTTTTTATTTTTACTAGAGCCCTTAACTTGATCTTTCTTAGGAGCAGGAGTTTGAGAAACTGTTCTTTTCTTTGTTGCAAGTTCTGAATCATCTGATGCATCAACAGGAACGCAGTTGGGAACCATTTTTCCATTTTTTTCTTTCATCCCTATTTGCTTGTAGCCTTCCCAGCACGGATCTCCCGCTGAAACAAGTGAAGTAACTACATTATCAATTGGCTGATCAGACATTTTCTGTTTCCTCAGGTGCTGTCTCTGCATCTGGGGATTCAGCAACGTTTCCTGCTGCCTCTGCACCTGCAGATGCTTGCTGAAGTGCTTGCTCAACCTCTGGAGGTAGCGGTGCAACGGAAGCTGCCTGCTGTGCGCTGCGAATTGCATTCATAACATCTGGTGCAATTGCTCCGAGCATTGCTTCTGTAAGTTCTGGTGTGAGGGCTCCACGCTCTGAGAGCATACGGATTGCCATCTCTGTTGGAGTTGGTGCATCTTGATCTGAGAAGCCATGAGCACGACGCCATGTGTCGTAAGAAACTGCGCCACGATCAAATCCTGAGTCAGCATCTGCTGCACGGTCATTACGAGTTGCAATTGCTGATGGGTCATACCAAACAACAATGCGATTTACTTCTGTATCTGTAAATCCACTTGCAATAAGGTATGGACGAAGATAAACAACAGTAAGTGCATCTGCAATAAGCAACATCATTGGTTCTATGTGTGACTTGTAAAGAGTTTCATCAATCTGAAGTGCATTTGAATACTTAACATTTGCAAGACCAGTTACAACATCCTTTGGAACATCTAGTCCCTGAAGGATGCGCTCTAGTACACGGTCAGAACGCTCAGCTAACGCTGGGTCGAATGAACGCTCAAACTTAAATTGCTTAATCTTGTCGCCAAGTTCTGCAGGACCACGAATAATAAGTGGGACAACTGCTGATGCGGACTCTTCGTCACGAATCGGAGTTGTCATTGCATCCATTAGCTGCTCTTCGAACTCATCTTCTGCCTCTTCAGCAGTAAAACCAGCACCGATGCCGTCTTCAGAATCGTATGGATAGTCTGGATCCGCTTGAGCAGCAACAGAAAGACCATCAGGTAAATAAAGAGCACCAGCATTAAGGCGAGATCTAGCAGTTGCACGGAATGTCCTGTTCAGTAGTAGGAGTTCAGCGCAGAGATCTAGAAGACCACGCAGTGATGAATCGGCTTCATCTGAGTAACGAGGATGTGAACGCCAGATGCGTCCTACGAATGCATTCTTTGAAAGCTTTGTAGCCAATCCATTATTTGCATTATTCCCAGAGACACCTTGCTCACGGCGACCAATAACATTGAATCCTCCTCGAGGATCAGTTGTTACTTCATCAACAGAACGAATATCCCAAGACTCGGGAAGACCAGCTCCAGTTCTAGCTGGCATTTGAACGAGGTAGCATTCCCCAGTAACCGATAAGTTAAGTGCTGCATCTTTAAGTAAACCTGCCTGTCCTCCGTATGCGGAATTTAAACGATCAAGTGCACGCTCTGCTGCTTGAGCCAAACGATCATCAACTCTATCTGAGTTGCGAACAGATACTGGAGACTCAGCTGGGTCATCAATAACTGCTGCATAAATTCTAATTCGTGAAATTACTGATGCAACTAAGTTGAATGCATATTTAACTTCACCGATTGCGTCGTAGTACTCCCAAGCCTCTGCTTGCCACGCACTTGAACCTGCTGAACGACGAGCTCTGAATTGCTCGTATTCACCTTTGTCATTAATCTTTAACTGAGCGGCCGCTGCAGTAAGAGAACGAGGTGTTGAGTAACTAACTGATTGAGCTTGATTTGTTGTAAAGATAGATGAGATAGATGTAGGAGTTGGGGGTGAGGCAATTATTTGAGTTGATCTAGAAAATGTTGATCTTGTTCTTTTACTAGCAGCATTTTTAGGCGCAGGAGTCGGCTCGACTGATTCGTCGTTGGTAAAAATTCCCATTCTTACTCCTCGTCAATTCTGCTGCGGAACATGAGGGCTGTCACTTATCCTCATATGCGGTCAACAATCCTGCAATAGCAGACAACGCTGAAATGGTTGCAACTATGTAGGTTACTTCAGGGATAATGATAGCGGATACTAGAAAACCTGATCCTACCCAAACTGAGGTACACCACTCGCAGGTCAGTAGATATCCGATAAAGGATTTCTCTGGCGGACACTTCTTCCAGATCCAATTACGGATCGGATTGAAAAGAGTATCTCTGGTAAAGAAGCGAGTTCCACGATATGTAGCAAGAGCTAGGATAATAAATTGCCAAGTTGAAATTTGACTCATTCGATTGGATCCGCTGTTGAAAAGACTGAGCTGTTCTGCCCATAAGGATTCCAAGTGCGTAGGCGTGAGCCACAGCCGCAATTCTCATCCTTGGTAAAGGCGATGGTCTTGCCTGTGTCGGTTTTGATGGTCGTAGTCTTACCATTTATCAGTCTGGCAGTGAAACCCTCTCTAAAGACCAATTTAGGACCTTCTGGAGAGTCTTGAGCAATAAGTATGTTATTTCCTAGGAGCACAACTCGAACTCGGTCTATCTTGCGAGTTCCTTCTGGGCTTGGCCCACTTGTAGCAAGATCAGAGACGGCTACAGAGTTAGGTGGAGCAATCCAAGCGACCGCTGGAAAGACATCTGCGAGAGAACGCATAACTAGTCTCCTATGTTTGTGTATTCGGTAGGTATGTAAAACTCATCCCAGCCGAGGTAAGACTTAGCTAGAGGCAACGGAACTAGTATAGGGGTTTGTCTTGAAGTTGCGCCTATCAGTGAATCAATATCCTCTGGGCTCTTAACAACTTTAAACTTCTTCCAAGCATGGTGAGAGATGAGGTGAGAGATTGGGAAAGCCATTGGATAAGCAGATCTAGGACTAGTCATAGTCTCAAGACGGCGAGAGTGGGGGCGCTTAGAAATTTTAGGGTTGCTCCAAATAACTACTGCAAGATCTTCTTCGCTGTAGGTTCCAGATGCTGTTGTATATGTTCTAGCCATTGCTCAAACGCCGTGCCATAGCTCGATAGGTGACACCAGCAGCCTCTGCAATTGCTGCGGTGGGAACCCCACGACCGCGAAGCTGTTGAGCAAGCTCAGTCAACTCTCTGTTGGCAACTGCCAGTGGGCTAGTAGGAGAAGTTTTGGCACGATAACGC